GTCGCCGTCCATAACCACTGGAGTTTCTATGAACAAGTTTGAATTTGTCTCAACACAAACGCAAGATGTCGCATCGTTGTCGATCTACTTGATCAACGACAGTGAGAAGTCTACGTTTGATCCTCTCGAGTTTCATTGTGTTCAACACACAACTGGAGCCTGGGAGGATTCGCTGGACATTGAACGCTTGTTCGATGATCTCCAGCTCTTTCTCATCCGTGTTCAGTGCGTCCTCAAAGCTTGCGTTCCCCAAGATCATCTTCTTTACCGCGACTTCATGTTCGCGGCTGGAAATATGATCAAGGAGAATTACAAGCAATGGAGTCGTACTTTTGAATACGGAGTCGAAGAGGTCCCTTGCGTCATCCGGACCCTTACAAGGGTGTCCAAAGTGATCGCAAGGCATGATTGGTAATGGGCGGTTAGACAATTCGCAATCTCTGGGGACCCATGGTGGGCCCCCTCGAACCATGAGACCAATAGTATGAAAGACCTTCTCCCACGTTTGATTCGTTTTGTTGGCAGTCTCTTCCGGTTTCAAAGCCGGAAGGATGCCAACAATTCGAACTCGTGGGAACTGCTCCCGTACGATTGGAAGATCGATTGGTTCGTCGAGAGTGACAAAAGTGTGTCACTCCCTCCTCGGATTTCTCCGGGAGGTAGAGATGAAAGATAGACTGGTCGTTATAAGATCGGGAAACAGGCAAATCGAGACCCGTACGAAGGGAGGAAGCCCTCCCACGTGGACCTCCAATACCGTCTACCAGACGAATATTGAAAGGTACCGTGAGAACTTCACTACCGTCAACGGACTCGGTGGGCATGTTGACCGACGGACCCCGACTGATTACTCTTTCTCGAAAACCGTAACGATTCAAGGGAACGGGACCTACCAGGCCCTTTCCGCGAATCAGGAGGTAATCGAGACTGGGTGCATCAACGGATCGTCGATGACCGGCATCGAAGCCGGTATGCCGACGGCGTCTACCGCGAGCGCTACCAATGCTCGCAATTCTGCGATAGCAAAGCTCAACGAAGCCACCCGGGGAACGCTGGATTTATCCATCGACCTCTTCGAGTACGGCCAAGTTGTGCGGATGCTGCGTGGGATGACTCATCTCGTAGATTACGTTAGGAGTTTCTCCCCAAAGAAGTGGTCATCGAAATGGCTGGAGTATCAATATGGATGGCGCCCATTAGTGGGTACCATCTATGATGCTGCGGAACTGATCGTGAAGCCACCGAAGTTCGGAGTAGTTAAATTTAAAGCTCGAGGTCGAGATAAAAGAGATCGTGTCGACACTCAACCTGAAGGCACCCTCCCCGGAGTTATGAACCGGAGAGAGTGGTTCTCGTCGAGACGCCACGAAATCCAAATCGAGATGAACTTTTCAAATAACACGATTCAGCGTCTTGCCCAGATTAGCAGTTTAAACCCTGCTAGCATTATCTGGGAGCTGACACCGTACTCCTTTGTTGCCGACTGGCTCGTAGATGTCGGCGGCTACCTTCGGGCGATGGAAACGGCTTATCTTGGCGATTTGAATTTCTTGAGCGGTTACGAGACATCGGGAGCGAGGGATGTGAAGTTGTTATCGAAGAATGGCAAAAGCCAAGTTTCGGGAACGACCCACATCTACTCATGTGCCCCCTTGATCACGCACTTCTCTTCGAAATCTAGATCTACCTTGACGTCGTATCCTCGTCCTACACGTCCATCTGTGAAGGTGGACCTTGGTAGCTCGAGAATGATCAGTGGTGCGGCACTTCTTCGCGAATTCTTTAACAGGAAGTAGCGAAGCGCACTTTCCGGCAATCCTGCCTTTGTTCTTACGGAGTAAATCCATGCCTGCTGTTGCAGCAATCGTCCTTGCGGACGCGCAGACCACGCCGGTCAACCACACCTTTGCCCCCCTCGGCCCGGACCTCAATGGGGTCTGGTGGTTCGAAGATCCAACCGTCGCCAACACGATCGGCAACCAGCGCATCAGCATCCAGCTGACGCGCCCGGGAGCCCCGAGTGCTGGTGACGACTCTTCGAAACGCATCTGTCGCGTGAAGATCGGGATTCATCTCCCGATCCTCGAGACGTTGAGCAACTCGACGGTCTCCGGCATCCTGCCGGCCCCGACGGTCTCGTACGTCTGTCGTGCAATGATGGAATTCATCCTCCCCGAGCGTAGCCTGAAAGCGTTCGATCGTCAGACCCTGCGGAAGTATTCGCAGAACCTGCTGGCGAACGCCCTGGTCACGTCCGTGATTGAGGATTTGCAAAACATCTACTAACCGCAAGGTCGGTAGTGTCTTGATTCCAACTTCCACGAAAGATGCACTATGTTGTCTTCAACGATTGGAGAGGTCTTCCTCTCTCTGTGCGAATCGACAGATACGCCAATGTCCCTCGGATTGTGGTTACGCTACAAGCACTCTAAACAAGAGCTTGCAGAATATCAAATCAATCCAGGACATTTCACTGACCCGGCTTCTTTCCGAGCGCAATACCTTCTTGCGTCTTTTCTACGTAAGTATAAAGGACTAGAGACAGGTATTGACACGGAAAAGGTTGCCATTCAGAAGTTTCAAGCTTCTGAGGAGCGATGTGCCCTTACGAATAAGATCCTTCTTGGAAAAGCTGACGACCCTCAAAGGTCGCGTACCAGTGCAATCCTGCACATGGCTTCACGTAAAATATCAGCTATTCTCGGAGAGTTCGAACTACGTAAGGTCCTCCGTCAGTGTGAGTGGACGGCGGGCGCCACCTTGGAGATTCCCAAAAGGAAATCCTTTGTGGACACAAAATTGTCCTTGCTGCCATTCACAGTCACGGCCCGTGCCCTTAAGTACGCCAAACTCGAATTAGAGAATGACGGACGGTGGGCGGAGACCATTCTTGGGGTAATTCCCGAGGGTAAATTCTCCTTAGTTAAAGATTGCTTTGCAATCGTTGACGGAAATCGGATCGCGACTGTGCCGAAAGACTCGAAGACGGACCGCGTGATAGCTGTTGAGCCTCGGCTCAACATCTTCTTGCAAAAGGGTGTAGGTAACTACATCCGTGTCCGTTTGAAGAGATTTGGTATCGACCTGAGTAAACAGGAGATCAACCAGTTCTGGGCAGGGATTGCCCACGAACTCGATCTTTCGACATTGGATCTTTCCAGTGCGAGCGATACTATAGCAACAGAGTTGGTTTACCAACTCCTCCCAGTTGATTGGGCTCTCTATCTCGACGAGATACGGAGTCCACGATACACGTTGCCCGATGGTTCGAAGCACAAATACGAGAAGTTCTCCTCGATGGGGAACGGATTCACGTTTGAGCTCGAGTCTCTTGTCTTCTTCGCGATATGCGAAGCTGTACAAGATTACCATAGGACAGCGGTCGACTGGAGGTTTGTTTCTGTGTACGGAGATGATCTAATCATTCCGCGTTGGGCGTTCGACGCGACGGTCGAGGTTCTTTCCATCTGTGGTTTCGACACTAACAAGTCGAAATCATTCAAGGATGGACAGTTCTTCGAAAGCTGCGGCGAGCACTTCTATGCGGGTGAGAATGTCACACCAGCGTACCAGAAAGAGTTACTCGACGAGGTAGAAGCCATGCGCTGCGGCAATCGCTTGATGCGATGGATGCAGAAGCATGGATCACCTCACGGCAAAAGAGCTTGGAATATATTGAGAAGGGACTACCGTTCCTTGTTGATGTGTACCTTGCCACCCGGAGCCGAAGGGGACGACGCTTGGGTTCTTCCAACAGCCTCAGGGCTAAAGGTAGATCCCAATCACGGCGTTCTCTGCAGAGTCATTCGCTATAGGAAGCGCAGGTTTCCTGCAAATCCGAAAGCCTTACTAGCCTACTCGTTGCGGAAGCTAAGTTGGAGGTCAAACTCCATATACGCTCCCAAACCGAGAATCCACTACGAACAAGCCGGGCTCTCCTTGGAGACGAGAATAGGATTCCTATTCGCTGACTTTTCAGGAGGCACGGACGAGTTTGAAGTTGAGTCGTCCACATTTACTTTTGGACGGCGGTGGGTGCACACTCACTGAGGTAGCATAGTCTTGACTGGTTAACTCCTTTCAAGTTTGGGGGGGACGTTTCGTCCCATAAACAGGGTATGTGCGCAAGCTCATAACCCCTCCAAG